ATCGTGTTTACCTTTCCACGTAGTGCTAGCAAGCTAGCGTCTAGTTAGTTTATGTAGGTACACCCAATAAGGGAGGGTATTAGATGCACCCGATAAAGTAACTACTCAGTTATGACTTCATATTCTGCTACCTCAGTCAAGATATAATTGCCATTATCTGCATCGTGATAACGTGAAAAGTAACTATCTTGTGATACATTGGCAACATGAAAACATTTATATCCGTTAGCTAACAAGTCATCTACATATGTATCAATCTCAACTTGATCATCGTCGCTTAGATACGATGCATCTGCATTCACTAAGTAACAAGCCCAATGAGTTGGCAAAATAAAAGTCTCAATCTGCATAGCATTTACCTTTCTGCTAGTGTTGCTGTGTTCGTTTCGATGATTAATAGATGACATACGGGATTTTATTTGACAAGTACTTTTTTTACTTTTTATCAAACTTTTTTATAAGTCTTTGTTTTATAACGATTCTTTTTGCAATTATTATTTGTTTGGACATAGGGCACCTATACTTTCACAGTATTATTATATAAGCTCTACTTGTGGTTGTGCTATGGTATCGCTTTGGTTGTACTGGGAATGCTATAGCTTTTGTGATCACAAAAAGTGTTGATGCTATAGTATGTGATCACATTGGTGTGATGGCTCTGGTGTTTGTGATCACAATGTTGATACATGCATCGTATGGGGTATAATCGCACCACCTTCCAATGGGGTAGGGTAATACCACACAAATAGTGCATCACTCAAGCTACATGAGTAGTAAAACCTAACAAAAACAAAGCTTTATATGCTGAATTATTAGCTATTTCTTAAGTGTATTATTTCTGACAGCTCTACCTTAAGCAGAAACACTAGTAAAAACAAACACTTAGCTATATCTTGATGGGGGGAGGCATGGGCCAGGGTGGGGGTCTACGTTATACGTATATACACAAGTACACACACGGGGTTTTTGCAACCAGGTATACCATGAAGTCTTATGTTATAGTGTAACATTACCAGTATTAACAAATTAACAAGCTAGGGGTATGGACCACTGGAGCAGGTACCCTATAGTTTTAGTAACATTGTGTTACAGTTTGTTACAGTATGATCACTTTTTAGTGTAACACACATATTTCTTACTTGACATACGCTTGACAATAAGCATAACTATGGGGGTAGGGGGCTAAGTTAAACTTTAATGTAATAACTCTTAAGAGTAGTTACACATAAGAAGTAAATATAAAAGATAGTTATTACATAAAAGTTATTACATAGTGTAGTAAATATGTAAGTGGACATAGGTCATTAAACTATACATATAACTATATGAATATTTGTACTTGACAGAGTTATTACATTAATGTTATACTATACACAGTCACAAATCATAAAAGCAATAATACTATTGTGACTACGTGCTGTGAGTAACGACACTATATTGTAACTGTGTGTCTCCTCTCCTCCCTCTCTGTAACAATTACAATGTAACTACTAGTTATTTGCAGCACGTACTTATTGCTGATTAAAGTTTTTACTTGACAATGAAACATAAACCTGTACAACTATATGCAAGTGAAGATGTCTTAACAGACTTTTACAACGCATTAGCTAACAATGACTCACGTGCTATGCAGAAAGTACACATACCAAAGTCGGATGTGTTCTACGTAAGAGAAGCTATCTATGTACGTACTGGTGAGTGGTACACGTTAGATCACGTAGAGAGAGCTATGTACTTAGAGGGACACTTGGGTAGGCATGAAGTGTTAGACCCTGACAGAGAGAGACAGTATGGATAACGTGAAGCTTCCCATTGCATTAGTAGCAGCTATGGCAGTACAGCTAGCAGGTGGTGTGTGGTGGGTATCACAACAAGCTGCTACTATAGCTAGCCTAGAAGAGACTGTATCCCAGTTAGGCTCTAAGATGGCTATCGAAGATAACGTTAACCTAAAGCGTGACGTAGTAGATAACTCTAAAGAGTTAGAGTATGTATGGGATGACATGGATGAGTTGTGGGAAGAGATAAACAGTATGTCTATGTCTATTATGCGTATCGTAGAGTTACAGCAACGAGTAGCGCTACTAGAGAAGACACTAGAGTTTATCGACAGAGATCACAGTAGTCTGTTAGACCCACGTAAGATGGATATGAAGTAAGATGAGCATAGAATACCGTGGTGAAAAGTTTAGTGGTTACAACAAACCTAAGCGTACACCGAAACACCCTAATAAGTCACACGTAGTTCTCGCCAAGGAAGGTGACACTATTAAGATGATACGCTTTGGTGAGCAGGGTGCTAAGACTGCAGGTAAACCCAAAGCTGGTGAGTCGGAAGCTATGAAGAAGAAACGTGCTAGCTTTAAAGCTCGACACGCTAAGAACATCAAGAAGGGTAAGACGAGTGCAGCTTACTGGGCTAATAAAGAAAAGTGGTAAGTTATGTGGATAGGAATACTACTTGTTTGTTTTGACCCTATGGCACTCTCATGTAAAGTTATAGCTAAGCCTGAACCGTTCTACACTGAAGAGTCTTGCTTACAGGAAGCAGAACAAGTAGCAGCTAACATACGTCAGGGTGGTGCTTATGCTACTCCACATTGTCATAAAGTTGAAGGAAGTAGTGTTTAATGCCTAACAAAAAGAAAAGCACTGTTAATGCTGCAGGTAACTATACCAAACCAACTATGCGTAAGAACCTCGTTGCAAAAGTCAAAGCAGGTAGTAAAGGTGGCAAGCCTGGACAATGGTCTGCGAGAAAAGCCCAGATGGTTGCTAAGCAATACAAAGCAAAAGGTGGGGGCTACAAATCATGAAGTCTCCACAGAAAAGTTTAAAGAAGTGGACTAAACAGAACTGGCGTACTAAGAGTGGTAAACCTTCTACGCAAGGCTCTAATGCTACTGGTGAACGTTACCTACCTGCTAAGGCTATTAAGTCTCTTAGCAGCAGTGAGTATGCCGCTACAAGTAGAGCAAAACGACAAGGCACTAAGGCAGGTAAGCAGCATGTGGCTCAACCTAAGAAAGTTGCAAAGAAGGTAAGGAAGTTTAGAACGTAATGGGTGCAGGAGTAAAACACTATTTTAAGGATGGTACAGTACATAAAGGTGCTTATCATAAACACCCAGACGGTAAGCTCATGACGGGTAAGAACATGAGTAAGACATCAAAACGTTTGTATCATTATGGCGACTTGTCGGATACAGCTAAAAAGAAAGCAAGGTCACAAAGGGGTAAGACATGAAGAAGATGAATGAAGGTATGAAAGCTTTAAAGAAAGAAGCACCAGAAGTAGCTAAGAAGATGGGTTACAACTATGGTGGTATGAGCAAGAAGAAGATGGGCATGATGGGTGGCGGTATGACCAAGAAGAAGGGTTACAACAAAGGTGGCTATTGTGGTGCATCTAACCCTGCTGAACGCCCAATGAAGAAGAGTAGCTAATGGGTAACAAGTTCTATCATAAGTATCAGGATGCTTTAGAAGCTAAAGGATACCGTGTAGATGAGCATGGCTACGTGTGGGATGAACGTGGTAACCAAGCTGCAGGTGAAGACAACTACGGTAACGTACAAAGTAAAGACCCTAATGTAACAGCTATCTGTCAAGAAGCTGAAACAGCTATGACTAAACCTAAGAAGGTTAAGAAAGCTGCTAAAAAGAAAGAGGAGACTGAAGTTGTTGAAACTCTGGAGATGGTACGAGCACGTGACGAGAATGGACACTTCATCGCTGATGATCCCTCTACACCTGATGTAAATGAAGCTTGGGTAGTTAAGACAGTCAAGAAGGTTGTTAAGAAGTAATGTCTTTTGTTCAGCAGGGTAAGCCAGCACGTATTAAGTCTGTGTATGGACACAACACTGGTACAACATATGAAACAGTATATACTTGTCCTGCTAACTGTACAGCAGAGGTTACCTTTATTCACGTAGTAAACGGTGGTTCTGGTAATAATACTGTTGAGGTTGCGTGGTATGTTACTGAAGATACTTACACATCTCACTTCTTAAAAGGTAAGAACTTAGGTTCTGGTGAGTATGTTAGCTTCAATCAGATAGACCTAGTGTTACAACCAGGTGATGAAATACGTGTTACTCCTGACTCTGCAGGACACATTGATACTATACTCACTGTAACAGAAACGTTTGTGCCTATTGGTTAGCGCATAGCGGGTATTCCAATAAAGTAATAGTAAAGGCCCACGATTTAAGTAAAACTATGTTCATGTGCTAGCAAAGCTAGCGTCCTAACTAACAAAGGAGAATGGACATGGAACTAGTAATTTCTGAATCACGTATGTGGGCCACTAATTTTAAGGCGTTTTTAGTCAAAGTATTCAATGCAATGATTGAAGCACGTCAACGCCAAGCCAATATCCGTATTGCTGAGATGCAGCTACGTGGTATGACAGACCGTGAACTAAGTGACATCGGTATTGGGCGTGGTGATATTCGTCGGGTAATACGTCAGTACCCTGAATAGTCCGTCAAGAGGGAGAGGCTTGTGGACCCAGTTACGATAATTAGTGGGGCCACTGTTGCCTTTAACGCCCTGAAGAAAGGCTTTGCTATAGGCAAGGACTTACAGGACATGGGTAGCCAGCTAAACAAGTGGGCTGGTCACATGGCTGATCTAGGGCAAGCTGAGAAGCAGGTTAAGAACCCACCTTGGTGGAAAGTTATAGGTGGCTCAGTAGAGTCTGAGGCTATGGAAGTTTTTGCAGCTAAGCGTAAGGCAGAGTCCATGCGTAAAGAGTTGAAAGACTATATAAGTTTCACGATGGGGCCATCCGCATGGGACGAACTAGTGGCTATCGAAGCCAAGATACGTAAACAGAAGAAGGAACACGAGTACCGTAAAGCTGAACTACAAGAAGCTATTATAACCTGGTCAGTAACAGGTTTGTTTTTAGTAATAGGTTTTGGTGCTTTAGGTTTCACATTATATATGGTGAGCTAATGGCTAGACAACTAACAGAGAACCAACAAAAGTTTTTAGATGTGCTGTTTGATGAAGCAGGGGGTGACGTTGTTGCCGCTAAGAAACTTGCTGGGTATAGTGAGACATCTAGCACTGGTGCCATCGTAGAAAGCTTAAAAGATGAAATCGCAGATAAGACACGTACTTACTTTGCTCGTACTGCGCCCAAGGCTGCTATGGCTATGGTTGGTGCTTTACATGACCCTACTGAACTAGGCATTCGTGATAAGATGGCAGCAGCTAAAGACTTGCTTGATCGTGCAGGTTTAGGTAAGACAGACAAGATTGACGTAGGGTCAAGCAGTGGTGGGGTGTTTATCCTGCCAGCCAAGGAAGGTAAGAACGAGTAAGTATGAACCGTGAATCTTTGGGGTATTGGGAGCTACCCAAACCACACAAAGGTGAAGAGAGACAGTGGCACGTAATAGCTAGAACAACACGCACCGTGCCTTTCGGATATAGAGTACACCCTGATAACGATAAACTATTAGAACCCATACCAGATGAACTAGAAGCTTTAGAGCTTGCAAAGAGACACTTAAAGCAGTATGGTTACAGAGAAGTAGCTATATGGTTGTATAGACAGACTGGTAGATACATCTCACATATGGGTTTAAAGAAAAGGGTAGACATTGAGCGAAGACGTAAGAAAGCAGCTACAATTAAACGCAAGCTTGCCAAGCGGCTCGAAGAAACGCTACAGGAGATCAAAAGGCTCGAAGAAGAAAGTATCGGAGCCTATAGAGTCATCACCCCAGAAGAGTGAACCTGTAGTAGAAACTGTAGCAGCACAAGTAAAACCTGCTGAGTTTGATGTTGACACTGCACAAGAAGTAGTGTTTAAACCAAACCCAGGACCACAGACAGACTTCCTAAGCGCATCTGAAAGGGAAGTATTGTATGGTGGGGCGGCTGGTGGTGGCAAATCATATGCGATGCTGGCTGACCCGCTTCACGGTTTGAATGACCCTAACTTTAGTGGTCTATTAGTACGACATACTACGGAGGAACTTCGTGAACTTATCCAGAAAAGCCAAGAGCTATACCCTAAAGCTGTACCAGGTATTAAGTGGTCTGAGCGTAAGAGTCAGTGGATCAGTCCAAGGGGTGGTAGGCTTTGGATGTCGTACCTTGACAAAGACATGGACGTTACTCGTTACCAAGGTCAAGCGTTTAACTGGATAGGCTTTGATGAACTTACACAGTGGCCTACCCCTTATGCTTGGGACTACATGAGGTCACGTCTACGTAGTGCTCACAGCAGCAACTTAGGCTTGTATATGCGTGGTACTACAAACCCTGGAGGTGCTGGACACCAATGGGTTAAAAAGATGTTTATTGACCCAGCGCCATCTAATGAAGCATTCTGGGCTACGAACATAGAGACAGGTGATACTATCACATTCCCCAAAGGCCACAGCAAAGAAGGGGAACCACTCTTTAAACGCAGGTTCATTCCTGCTAGTCTGTTTGACAACCCTTATCTAGCAGACACTGGTGACTACGAAGCAATGCTTCTATCTCTACCAGAGCATCAACGTAAACAGTTGCTTGAAGGTAACTGGGACATCAATGACGGAGCAGCTTTCCCTGAGTTCAATAGACGCATACACGTTGTGGAGCCTATCGACATACCTGACTCCTGGCCTAAGTTTAGAGCTTGCGACTATGGTTACGGCTCCTATACTGGAGTACTCTGGTTCGCTGTCGCACCGACTGAACAACTGGTTGTCTACAGAGAGCTTTATTGTTCTAAGGTTACGGCTTTCGATCTAGCTGATATGGTGCTAGAAGCTGAAGCAAATGATGGTACTATTAGATACGGCGTGTTAGACTCGTCCCTCTGGCACAAAAGAGGAGATACTGGCCCGTCACTGGCAGAGCAAATGAACATGAAGGGTTGTCGTTGGAGACCTTCGGATCGCTCTCGTGGCTCAAGGGTTGCAGGTAAGAACGAGATTCACCGCCGTTTGCAGGTGGATGAGTTCACTGAAGAGCCAAGGCTGGTGTTCTTCTCCACCTGCACGAATACTATAGCGCAGATACCTAGTATACCGCTAGACAAGAAGAACCCTGAAGACGTGGACACTAATGCAGAAGATCACTTGTATGACGCATTACGCTATGGTATAATGACTAGACCACGTAGTTCAATCTGGGACTTCAATCCTGCAAAACAACACTCTGGCTTTCAAGCGTCAGACTCAACATTCGGGTACTAAATAATGGCAGAAATAGACGATCTATCCTTTGAGACAGATGAAGTAGTCGCTGCAGAAGAGCAAGAAGACACTCTGTTTGATAATGTGAGCAGTGTTGTTACTTATGTGAATGAACGCTTTAAACGTGCTGAAGATGCACGTAACGCTGATGAAGAACGCTGGTTACGCTCTTATCGTAACTACCGTGGTATCTACGGACCTGATGTGCAGTTCACGTCTAGCGAGAAGTCACGTGTGTTTGTTAAAGTAACTAAGACTAAGACTCTAGCTGCATATGGTCAGATCGTTGACGTACTCTTTGGTAATAACAAGTTCCCACTTACTATCAACCCATCTGTACTTCCTGATGGTGTAGCAGAAGCGGTACACATTAACCTAGACCCTAATGCTGAACGTGCTGGTGATGCTATGCGTACACCGTTCAATCAAGAGTCTAACAAGCCTTACCTTATTGGTCCTGACACAGAGCTAAAACCAGGTGAGACTATGGCTGACCTTCGTCGCCGCCTTGGTCCAGTAGAAGATAAGGTAGCTCCTGTATCTGAGAAGATCATTGAAGGTGACGGTACTACACCTGCTACAGCTACATTCCATCCTGCTATGATTGCAGCTAAGAAGATGGAAAAGAAGATTCATGATCAGCTACAAGAGAGTGGTGCATCTAAGCATCTACGCTCTATGGCATTTGAGATGGCACTACTAGGTACAGGTGTCATGAAAGGCCCATTCGCTGTAGATAAAGAATACCCTAACTGGGATGATGATGGTGAGTATGACCCACTAGTTAAGACTGTACCATCTACTAACCACGTATCTTTGTGGAACTTCTACCCTGACCCTGCAGCTTCTTCTATGGATGACGCAGAGTATGTTGTTGAGCGTCACAAGATGTCACGCAATCAGCTACGTGCATTGAAAGGTAGACCATATTTCATTGATGAAGCTATTGAGGATGCTGTCGCTACAGGTTCTGACTATGTGCGTAAGCATTGGGAAATGAAGATGGAGGATGACGATACTGCTCCTACAGATACTGAGCGCTGGGAAGTGCTAGAGTTCTGGGGTTTTGTAGACGTAGACATCCTAGAAGA